TGAGCAGCGCTGCGGCCAGTAGCCTTGCGCTCCTCCCTCGCCCCCTCCCTGCCTCCCTCGATCCTGCCTGATCCACGGCGATTCGTCATCTCTTCCCCTCCAATCCTACTCCGCCCGCGCACCCCGGGCAGTCCACCACGATCTCGTGCTCGCTGCCGGGCACGGGGGCGCCGTTACGCGTCACGCACGCCGCCTGCCGGATCTCGCCCGTGCCGCCGCAGGTGGCGCATACCCGCTTCGGGCACCACGCGGGGGCGTTGTAGATGCCCGTCTGCCGCAGACCCGACAGGCGGCGCTCCCTACGATTCCGCTTCAATCCCGCGGCGGGGTGCCCGCAATGATGCCAACCACCTTCGCCGCGCTCGCGGAACGGGCACCCCGCGCACCTCACCTCGTCAGCCATCGCGGGGCTCCTTCGCGGCTTGGAAGAACGCGCTCGCCGCCGCAGAGCCCCGGCGCCCGTTGCCACGGGCGGGACGGCACCTCTGCCAGTCGTCGCCGGGTGGTTCCCCTCGATACAGCCGCTTGAGGCGCCGTGCTGTCTTGACCGCCTGCTTCGCCTGGCGCTCTGCCCGCGCGATCTCGTAGCGCAGCAGCGAGCATTCCTGCTCCAGTTCCGCGATGCGGTCCTGCGCGCGGCTGAACCCCTCGAACCACTCGCGCTCCAGTGCGGCCACAGCAGACCACCGCGCCCAGAAGTCGCACCACCACCGGAAGAGCTTCACTCGCCCACCTCCATCCGCCACCCCGGCGGCGCGTTGACGCCGCAGCCTTCGGCGGTGCATGGGCGGTACTCCGGGAACGCCGGGACGCCAGGCTCGGTCCAGACGCCCCGCTCGGGCTCCTCGCCTGTCCCGTCGCACCGCTCGCACCGCACCCACCGCCCGCTCTTGAAGTGCGCGGCGAGGGCGGCGGCGAGGGCTTCGGAGGACGCCACCCTCGCCGTCACCTCTCCCGTTGAGTTGGGCAGCCACACGCCGCTGAACGAGTAGTACCGCGCCAGCACGCGCATCGCCGCCTCCACCGCCTCCGGGTGGGGCTTCACCTCAGAACCAGCCGCGGACATGCTCCCTCCCTTCGCGCACGGCGTCGGCGTGCGCCTTCCACTCCGCGAGCGCCACGCGCCGCGGCCCGCTGTCGGCCCCCTCGCCTTCCCACCGCCACCACGCTCCGGCCTCCTCGGCGAGCGCCAGCAGCAGCGCCGCTTCCGCCGCCGTCACGTCGCCCATGCCGAAGCCCCCGCCGCCCTCCCGGGCGAGATCCCATAGCGCGTACTCCAGCCCCGTCAGCCACCCGGCGCAGTAGTGCTCCTCCGACAGCGCCGACATGAAGCCTTGCAGCGCGAGGTCTGCGGGGGCGCTGGCTGGGTCGCAGTCGGCCAGCGCGCCCCACGGCTCAACCTGCCCCACCACATCCACCCACGCCACCGACAACCCTTCGGTCGGCCAAGGCGTCTTCACGGCTTCTCCTCCTGCGCGGGCAGGGCGGCGATGCGCAGTTTCGCCACAGCCCGCGCCTTGCCGTCCGCTGTGATACTGCGCCCCAGCCCGAAGCGACGCGCTTGGTCGTTCGCCAGCTCCAGCGCGTTCGAGAGACGCGCGATCTTGCGCCCGCGCTCGACGCTCTCCGGCTCGCGCATGACCGCGTCGAGCACGGCGAGATACGACAGTACCGCGTCGGACAGGTCGCGCAGTTCCTTCCGCAGCACCCGCGCGGCACGTTGATGCTTTCTCACCTCGTCCCGGTCGATGGTCGGCATCAGGGGGCCTCTTTCGCCTTCAGCCATGCGCCCGCCATGAACTCCTCGTCCAACTGACGCTCCACTTCGGCGCGGCCGGCCACCGGGAACGCCGTGCGCTCCCACAGCACGAACTCCGCCTCCGTGTCGGTCAGCGCTACGCCGTGCGCCGCCGCGCGCTGCTTTACGAGATCCAACCACGTCACGGCTTCACCTCGGGCCAGGCCAGCGCTTCGCCGTCGCGCGTGCAGGGGCGGGAGCGTTTCACGTCCTCCGGTTCGCGCAGGAAGCGCCCGCGCGCGCCATGGAACACCGTGAAGTCGACACGGCCACCGGGCAGCACGCGAGCCGTGGTGATCCACGCGTGATCGTCGCCGTCGTCCACCATCCAGAACGCCCCCGGCAGCGCCTCAACCTCCGCGACGCTCGGCGCCCGCTCGCGCCAGCCGGTGTCGGGCGGGGTGGCGACCGTCCATGTGCACGGCCACCAATCGTGCCGCTCCACGAGGCCGCGCCGCAGCAGCCCTTTGAGCGTTTGCATCGTATGCCCGGCGCTGCCGTTCCCCACCGCCGCGCGGACCTCCTCGGTGGTCATCGGGCGGCCGGCGGCACGCAGGATCGCGAGCGCCCGGTACTGCGCGATGCCGCCGGGACGCGGCAACGCCACCGTCTCCCGCGCCTCCATCTCCCGCAGCGCGTCGCGGGCGCGGCGGAGGTCGGCAAACGGCACGCCTACGCGGAAGTCGGGCGAGTAATCGATCCCGTCCCAGCCATCTGCGATCTTCGCGAACGGCTCCAGCGCTTCACGGGGCGTGGTCATGGGGTCACCGCCAGCAACCAGCCGCCACAGATCCGCGCAGGCTCGCCATCCACCGCGCCAACGTGGCACATGAATGGTTCGCCCTCGGCTGCGCACTTCACGAAGTCCATCAGCGTCGGCGCGCAGCCGTTCGGCGGCGTTCCGAGCCGCGTTGCGCAGTCGCCGCAGCGGGGCGGCACCGGAAGGCCGGCAGCGCGGACGCGGGCCTCGTCGTTGTCGACCAGCCGCGCGATCTCAGCGCCGAGCGCGCGGCCTTCGTCGGTCGGCACGTTCGGGACGCCGGGAGCACCATCCGCCGGCGGTTCGGCGTACGGCCAAGGCATCATCGACTCTCGTCGCTCTTGCGGCGCTCGTTCATCAGCGCGCCGAGGCCCCCGATCGGCGTCAGATTCTCGTTGTTGTCGGTGAGGTCGCTGTCGCCGCGGTCGACGTGCCGCTGGCAGAACTCGACGTAGCGCGGCGGCTGGCCTTCGTAGCGCGGCAGGTTCCGCGTTCCGCACTGGTCACACGAACGCGCACCGATCATCAGGCGCGACGTCGCCGGCTCACTGCACCCCGGTTGCTGGCAGATCCCCTTGTCCCAGTCCTCGAACTGCGGCTTTCTGAAGTACTCGCGCGGTTCCTCCGCGAGCGTCGCCTCCAGCCACGGCAGGAACGCCATCGCGTACTTCATCCGCGAGAAGCGGCGCTCGTAGAAGACCTCGCCCTTGTGAAGCAGTTGGACCGCGACGCTCGTGCGCCACTCGTTGCCGCTCAGGCCACTCATCTTGAAGCGCGGATGCGTCACGATCCGCACCTCCTCGACGTAATCGAAATCACCCCGATAGTAGTGCGCCGCCTCGCGCGCCGGCCGAATCTCCGTGTCGCTCATGTCCGTCACACCTCCCGCGCCTCGCGGCGCCATGCGGCTTCCACCGCGGTCCAGTCAGGTTCACGCTCCGGTTCCGGCGCAGGCTCCGGCGGCTTCATCGCCGCGAGCTTCCTGCGCCCCCGCTCGCACGCCTCCCGGATCTCCCGCAGGTGGCGCTCCTTCCACCCGAGGCGCGGCGCGTCGTCGCCGTAGCCGAGCTCGGCGCGGTGGTCAGACATGGCGGTCGCCCTCCTGCGCCGCCAGCATCGCGGCGGCGGCGCGCTTCTGCCGTTCCCGGTTCGCCTCGATCTCCGCGTCGAGCTCGGCGCGTTCCTGTTGGGCTCGTCTGCGCGGCTCCGCGAATGCCTCGGCCAGCATCGCCTTGACCTCTTCCGGCGTGGGATCGCGATCAGGCGCAGGCAGCGGCAGCGCGCGCCCCGAGGCACGGGCGCGCGCCATCATCGCGCGGTGCGCCATCGTGAACTCGGGGTCCGCCCGCACCAGCGGCGGCGTCTCTGGCAGGAACTCTGTCGGGTGCTCGCCCTCGTTGGCGAGCGTGTCCAGCAGCGGCGACTTCATGCCCTCGCTCCCGCGGGGCCCGCGGCCCGCTTGCCGATCGCGAAGATCGCTTCCATGGCCCGGCGCCGCACGTCCTCGTCGGGCTCCTCCGGCCGCGGCGGCGGAATGACCGGCGGCGCCGACGCCCGTTCGCGCGTCGCGATCTGCGGACCCTTCGCTCGCGCCTCGGCGGCACGTACGGCGGCGGCGCGTTCGACCAGGTGCCCGCTGGCGCGCTCCAGCCCCCGTTGCAGCACCGGGTAGTTCCCCGCGCTGCCCGGCATGAGCAGGCGGGCCATCCGCGGCTGCTCCTTGCGCGGCCCCGGCTTCCAGTCGGCCACGAGGCAAACGACGCCCAGCGACATGAAGCAGCCGCAGTCGAACCATGAAGCGTCCGGTTCCAGTCCGTCCCAGCCGCCGCGCTGCGTGTTGTGCAGCCAGAGCAGCGCCGGCTCCGGCTCGTTCGGCACGACGCCCGGGGCCACGACGCCATAGCCGAATTCGCACCACGCCCACTTCTGCGCGTCGACCACGAGCTTTGCGGCCCATTTGAGCCCGAAGCGCTCAGCGACCACGCTGTCCATCGCGGCAACGACGCCGGCCGCGGCGACGGGAAACGCCGGCGGCTGGGTCACTTCGACGCGGGCCAACGACATCGGCATCTCTACATCGCGCACGTCCGCGATCGCGCGCTCGCCGGCCGGCCGGACGGGTGAGCAAAGCGAACCCGATCCGGTGTTCAGATCTAGTCCCTGCAAGCCGCGCTCGATCGCGCGCGTCGTATCCGGTTCCGCGACGACGGGAACCAGCGCCGTAACCGGTTTCGTAACCGGTTCCAAAACCGGTTCCGTAACCCCTTTTGTAACCGGTTCCGTAACCGGTTCCACGGGCAGGGTCAGGACGTGCTCGGCGTGGTTCCCGCGACCGCCCCGCGACCCGTGCTCCGCAAGCAGTCCGGCCCTGCGCAGCAGGCGGCAAGCCTCCTTCGCGAGCGGCACGGAACACCCGGCCACGTCAGCCAGCGCGGCGTTACTCAGGCGCACCGCGCCGTCGTGCGCGTGGTCCGCCAGCGCTGCGGCCACCTCGCGCAGCATCGGCGTGGGGAGCTCGCGCCGGGCCGCGCGCAGCCATGCCATGTTGTCGAGGGGCGCGATGTTCATGTGTCCTCCGCGAGACGACCCTTGCCGTGGAAGATCGCGTGGCACTTCCGGCACAGCACGGTGAGGTCGCTGGGGTGTTCCCGCCCGAGGCGCTCGTACGTCCGGTGGTGAACGTGCAGGTGGGCCGAACCGTTGCAGACTTGGCAGCGGTTGCCGGCGTGTCGTAGCGCGGCCTCGCGCGTCACCTTCCATGCGTGCGAGCGGAGGTAGTCGCCGTGCTCCTCATGCGGCAGACGCGGAAACGGCGTGGGCGCCGGGAGTTCCTTGCTGCGAAACAAGACCGCCATGAAGCGCTCGAGATTCGCGAACGCTTCGCCCGGCGTTTCCACCGGCGGAGGGTTGGGGCCGAGGAACTCCAGATCGTCGAACGTCTCGTCGGGGGGCGCCTGCATCGCTACTCCGCGGCCTCGAACCACTCCGGCCGATGCTCCCGCATGAGGGCCAGTGCCTCGTCGGCTGCGTACTCGCGCAGTCCGACCTCCTCGCAGTGCCAAACTGACGCCTTGCCGACCACCTCGACGAGCCAGGCACGCAGCGTGGCCCGCGCTGCGTCAAAGACGTCAGGCGTTAGACCGTCGTCGCCTCCATCCGGGTCGCCGTAGTCCTCGCTGAACTGCTCGGCCACGACGTCCTCAATCGAAGTCAGCCGCCGCGCGAGCCATGCCTCGTCCACCGCGCATCGTGCGTATGCGGTCACCTTGATCGGACTGTGTTTGCGGATAACCGCTGCGACGTCGCAACCCGGGGTCAGGAAGTATTCGAGATGTTTCTCGATTGCCTCCTCCGGCGACTCGTCGCGCAGCGATTCGCTATCCCCGCAGTCGTAGAAGTCGGCGCCGTCGAACGCTGCGGACTTGTCTGGTTCCTTCACATCACACCTCGGTAGAGAAGGTGGAATGCGCCGCGAGGTCTACCCCGCGACAAACATCGTAACGGCAACGCGGCGCACTACATCTGTTACACAATTCACGCATACTGATCAACTCTTTTCCGCATTTCTGCGCGATGATTTCGCGGGTTTCTGCGCAAACAACACGCCCTCGTTTCGCCAGAGGAGCCACGTCATGCTGCCCCACCGATCGCGAGAACTTCTTGGCGCAGCCGCCGCACGATCACCTCGCAATACTTCCGCTCCCGCTCGATGACGATGCAACGCCGGCCGAGGTCTTTGCAGGCACGCGCCGTCGTGCCAGAGCCGCCGAACGGGTCGAGGATCAGGTCGCCGGGGTCGGTGAACGACGCGACGATGTCCGTCACAAGCCCGAGCGGCTTCGTGGTCGGATGCGGGCCGTTCTCCTTGTTCCGTGTCCACACCGCCGGATGGCCGCCGCGATTCCAGCGCTTCTTTTCGCCGGAGCGGTGCCAGATGCCGACCGCTTCCCACCCGGTCGCGGGCCGGTCGCCGGTGAATTGCGGGGCACCGTTGGGCTTGATCCACACGCCGAAGCGGATGAAGTCCAAGCCGGCCGGCGGCGCCGTTTCCAACTGCGCGACGTGGCGCCAGTCGGCAAAGGCCACCGTCCATCTTTTCGGCGCCGCAGCGGCAAAGATGGCCCGCAGTTCGTCCGCCGTGATGCAGTCGAACGCACCGCGCAACAGCGATTGCGTTACGTCCCCCGTGCGCGCGCCGTTGTGCGTGACGTCCGAGTACGGCGGGTCCGTGATGACGTGGTCGACGCTCTTGTCCGCGAGGGTCGGCAGCACGTCGCGGCAGTCGCCGCAGTAGACGGTGATCCCGGCGTGGTCGTAGAAGGGAGTCATCGGCACCCCTGCGGCGCCCACGCTCCGCTCGCCTCGGTGTTGTGGCGGGGGCAGGTCATGCGACACCCCCGAGCGGCAGCACTTCCTGCGCGAGCCGCTTCGCTGCGATCTCGCAGTAGCGCTCCTCGATCTCGATGCCGATGGCGCGACGCCCGAGGTTCTTCGCCGCGACGAGCGTGGTGCCGCTGCCCGCGAAGGGGTCGAGAATGGTGTCGCTGACGCGCGTGGACGCGAGCAGCAGCGGCGCGATTACGGCGACTGGCTTCTGTGTCGGGTGGTCCACCTTCCCCGGTCTGCCGTGGCGAAACGAGTCTGCGCGGATGACGTTGTTCGGCGGCGGATTGCTGCCGTCGTGGTTCCAGCAGCGCCCGGTGCGCCAGCCGTAGACGCAAAGTTCGGCACCAGATGGCCAGCCCGCCCCGGGGGGCGGGGGCGCGGGGCACGCCTTGGCCCACACGAGAAACCGCGTGTCGAATCCTGCGGTCTCAAGCAACGCCACAGTCGGGCCGAACTGCCGGTGCCCGACCCAAGCGTAGACGCTTGTAAGCGACTGCGCCGCCGTGCAGACGGTCAGCGCCTCAAGCCACGTGGCCGTGATCGCATGCCAATCGCCATCGCAGGGGAAGAAGTCGAAACGTCGGGCTCCCTTGCCGGGTTGCCCAACGTGAACCACGCCGGGTTGCGAAACCGCGTACGGCGGATCGGTCACCACCGCGCCGATGCCCGCGATGTCGAGCGCCGGCAACACCTCCCGGCAATCGCCGTGGTACAGCGTCACGCCGCCGTGCTCGTAGTAGGGAGTCATACCCTCGCCCTCTTGCATCCCGCGCATCGCGTGGCGCCCGAGCGCGTGCGGAACGAGGCGCCGCAGGAGCAACGGCGCTCGACCACGCCGCGGGCCGGTGCGCTGACGCACTCGTCGCAGACGTTCGCGGCGGTCGGGAAGCGCTTCGCGCCTCGGCGCTCGAGGCAGACGCGGCAGGTTTTCACCGGGTTACCTCCGGGCGGGGGGGCGCGCCAGATCGGCGCCTCATGCGTTGCGATCTCGGCCGCGATGTCGTTCGGCACGTGCCAGAGCCCTTGATGCCCGAGGCACGGGATCGGGTGCGGCAGCACGAGCAGGTCAGTGCAGAGCCAGCCCCACGGGCCGAAGAACCAGGGCGAGCGACAGAGCGCTGTGCCCTCGCTCATCCCGAGTCCGATCACCTCGCGATTCACATCCGGCTCGTCGCTCTGCCGCACCGCCCCGCGCACCGTGACCACCGCGACGATCGCCGCCGATGGATGCGCGCTCCGCGCCGGGCACCGCGGGTCAAGGCGCCGGATGAAGTCGTAACCCGCGGCGTCCCAGTGCTTCCCGGCGTGCAGGGCGAGGCGCTTGCCGACAAGCCTGGACGGCGGCGGCCAGGTCCGGTTCTCGACGGTCTTGAGCGGCTGCGCCCGCGTCATCGCCCACGGCCACGGCAGCCAGAGGGTCAGCGCGAGGAGCGGCGACGCGGGGGCATTGGCAGCCGGGGCCGGCGACGGATCGGCAAAGAGCGTGCCTTGCATCACCCCGCCCTCCCGAGGCCCCGCGGGGTGGGGGAGAGGACGCGAACTATCGGAGGTTCGTCGTCGCTGTCGTCGCCGTCAGGCGTCAGCTTGCGCTGGCCGTGTCGACGCGCGGCGCGGCGGAACGCCAGCGGGCGCGCCCCGAAGCTCACCGCATCGCGCACCGGCTCGACGTAACCCACCGTATCGGCGACGATCTCCGCGATGATGCTCAGGGCGCGCGCGGGGTCCGACACGGTGGACAGGGTCTGCCGGATCAGCCCGTTCGCGCGGGCCGCCTGAGCATGCGATACCCCCGTGCGTCGGCTTCCCAAGCTGAAAGTCGCGGGTTCGAATCCCGTATCCCGCTCAACCTCGAAACCCTCGGAATTACCGGGGGTTTCGTCGTTTTGAGGACGAAGGAACGCGGGCGGGCCGGAAGACGGTAAGCTGACGCACGCAGTCGGCAACGGCCATCCGATCGGGAGGGCGTATACCGGCAGCGCCTCGACGGCCGGGCGCAGGTGGATCGGCTTCGGCCCACCCTTCGAGGCAGGCATCTGGCGCGAGTAGTGCGCGTTGATGCCCGCGACGGCGTGCCCGAGCAGTTGATCGCGAAACTCCGTCGACACCGCGGCCTCGCGCAGCCGGTCGTTGAAGCCCGCGCGCATGTCTTTCGAGGCGAAACGGACGCCGACGCGCGCGGCCTCGCACGCAGCGCGCATGTACTTCGCCCGCTGCCCGGCGTGCCACGGCGGGAAGAGCGGGCGCGAGGGGTTGCGGCTGTCGGCGTAGGCGCGGAGCTGCGCGGCGTACCACGGGCGCAGCGGCACCCATCGATCGCGGCAGCGTTCCTTCGTGCCTGGAATGCAGACCCACGCGCCGCCGTCTTCCTTCGCGCTCCACACGACGTGGCGCTCCGGCACCACGCGCTCGGTTTCGCACTCGCCGGGATCGGCGCCGGTTTCGTAGGCGAACTGGATGTAGAACGGGCGCCAGTCCTCGAGCCCGTCGAGCGGCATCGCGGCGAGGATCGCGGTCCAGCGCTCCGCGGTCAGCGGCTCCGTCTTCGGCGTGCTGTTGGTGCTGCATTCGATGCCAGCGACGGGCACCGCGTCGGCGGCGATGTAGTCGCGATCGACGCACCAGCGAAAGAACGCCTGCCACGAGTCGAGGTACTTGCCGCGCGTGACGGTGCTCAGGGGCGAAGCGGCGACGGCCTCGCCGCGGCGGTGGCTGCGCTGGCGCGTGAACAGCGCCTCGCGGCACTGCTCCTCCGTCACCTTCGCGAGCACCGTGTCGCCGAGCGCGTCGGCCAGGGCTCGAAGATGCGTGCGGATGTTCTGCGCGTGGCCCTTGCTCGGGGCGTCGGGATCCTCGCGGTCAACGCGCCGGTCGATCTCGCGCAGGTACTCACGCACGGCCTCGCGGACGGTCGTGGTGGACGGCTGCGTGGCGACAGGCACGGACACCGGCGGCGCTCCTTGGATGGCGCAGAGCATGGCGTGCGCCGTGGCCGGGCGCAACCGGCCCGCGCGCCACAGGTCGATGATCTCCGCTGTCTCGTGAAGCTGCGGCACTTCGCCGATGCTGATGACCTCGCTCACCCCGCGCTCCTGTCGGTGGCGACGAGCAGCGCGCGGATCTCGGTCGCGGTGCGGATGTCGAGGTTGATCACCGTTCCGTCGTCACGCCGAAACTGGACACCCGGGTCGTAGGCCGAGCGGCGCCAACCAAGGCGTTCGAATGGCGCCACGAAATCGCGCCACGCGGTCACGTACCGCGATGTCGAGTAGCAAATCTCGCCGGTCGGCAACTGGCCGATGACTCGCCGCGTCGCCATCACTCGCTCCTGTCGGTGGGGGCGGGGGCAGGCTCATCGGCCAGCAGCAACCGCTTGAGCGTCGTGTACACGCGATCGGCATCGGTTCCCGTGCCCTCGCCGACATCGATCGTCACGAGCACGGGCGACGCCCATTCGTCGCGCTTCCACAGCACGCGCGTCACATCAGCCGTGAAGGAATGGATCTTCACCGTCGTCGCCATCACCCCTCCCCTCCCGCGGGCGTGTCGGTGGGCAGTGCACGGCGGAGAGGGCACCACGCCGGCGCGCCGCCGGTCTCGTGATGCTCGGTGACGCTTGAGCCGTGCGGACCATAGTGCTCGCAGGTCGCGTACGTCGGGCCGCCCTCATGCGTCACCGTGCGAACGTGCTGGCAGCCACGGCAGCGCGGCGAGCCGTCGCCCTCCTGTCGCCGGCTTGCGTCCACGGCCTGTGCACCGCGGCGGCGGCGACTCGGCCGGAACCGCTCGCAGTAGTCCCCGGCAAAGCACTCGTGCGGCGGCTCGGCGGTGTGCTCGCCGAGCGTGCGCCCGCACACGCACATGCGATCCCAGTCGCCGTGGAAGCCATAGCGGCCGGTGGCGCGGTCGCGCCTCTGTACGCGCTCACCCATCGGTGCCTCCGTCGTGTCGCTGGGTGGTGTGATCCGCCTGTGCACCGTCGTCGGCAAGGCCCGCGAGCAGATCGTTCGCCGCGCAGTGCATCCACTCGCCGTTGTAGAAATGGTGGTAGCCCGGCAGATCGGGGCGGTCGGCGCGCCGATCGTTCCCGCGGCGGCACAGGCCGCATATCGCCCGGATGCAGCGCTCCCGCTCCGCCGCGATGGCGGCCGCGATCACCTCGGCAGGGTGCGAGAGCAGCAGCGCCGCAACAGCGCGGTCGCGCGGCAGAAGTGCGCGAGCCGGACCAACCGTCAGCGCGCCGAGCGGGTCTTTCGTGGCCCACATCTGCGACGCGAGCTGCATCATTCGGCCGTAGCCCCACTCCTCGCAGAGCTGGCGCAGCGCTTCTCGCGCAGGCGCTTCGGCCGCATCGAGTGCCGCAGGTCCCGTCACGGCGTGCCTCCCTTCGTCGTGTCGCTGGATTGCTCGCGCGTCGTGCCGCCGGCCTGTGCAGGGGCCCGGGCGGCGACGTCCCACGCCCACACGCTCTTGGGCTCCTTGGCGGCCTTACGCGGGCGTTTCCATGCGGTGTCCACGCCCGGGTTTCCTCCGGCCACGTCGGCGACGCGCCGCCACCCGTCAAAACGGTAGACGTCGCCGGTGTGGCGAATCGCGTTCGCGTACGACACGCACGCGCGCACCGGCCAGTACGCCTTTCCCCACGCCGCCGGCGCGAGCTCGCGCCAGAGGCGCAGACACACGCGCGTCGCCCACGCGCAGTCAGGCCGCGACACGAGCCGCGCGAGCTCGACGACCTCGCCGCGATCGTAGCCGCCGCAGCGCGCGTTCACGGTCGACGCGCTGACCGCCACCGCGACGAGCTGCGAGTGCAGGTGGAGGCCGAACGACTGCCGCCCGAACGGGCGCGAGCACGCGCCGAGCCAGTGCCCCCACGCGACGAGCGCCGCGTCGGCGTCGGCATCGTCGATGCGGTCGAAGGCGACGAGCGGGAACATGCTCGGCCGCGCGCGGATGACGTCGCCTGCGAGCTCGGCCATCACGTGTCGTTCTTCTGCGTCGCCGGCTTGCTCACGTCGAGTTCAACGGCCTGTGCACGGCACGAAGGGCACGGCACGCAGTCGTCGCAGGGCTCGAAGTCGTCCGCGTCGCCCGGCACGATCTGCGCCTCCGGCTTCGTGTCGCCTTCGTCGTTGACCTCGACGAGGTGCACCCACTCGCCGCCGAGGCAGACGTTGCATCGCTGCGCCATCACGTCACCTCCGCGTCACCGGATTGCTTCGTCGCGGGTCCGCCGGACTGTGCATCCACCGACACGGGCGCGAGGGCGGCGGCGAGCGCTTTCTGCACGTCACCGCATTCCGCGCAGTCCGATTCGTTGCAGCACAGCGGTACCAGCGCTTCCCGCACGGCCTCTGCGGCCTCCCGCAGCCGCGCGACCGTCCGCTGCTCCGCACGCCAGTGCTCCTTGATGCGGTCACGCTGGCCGCGGAGGGCGGCAACGGACTCCCGCAGCCTGCCCACCTCCGCGCGTGCGGCGTCGCGGTCGCGCTCCACCCGCTCCACCTCATCCGCCAGCGCCTCGGCCGCGCCCCGCAGCGCGTCGAAGGCGTCGAGCACGCCCTGCCAGTCGTCGGCGGTGAACGCTGCGCGGCCCTTCGTCCAATGCTCCTCGCACAGCTTGCGCGCGTCGGCGGGGGTCATGGGGGCGGTCATTGCGGCAGGCCCTCCAGTTCCGAGCAGCGCGCGAACATGGCGGCCTCGTCTGGCTTCACAGCGTCGCGTACGCGCGCCTGCCGCAGCATCTCCGTGCAGGCGACGGCTTCGCGGCGCACGTCGGGGTACGTCTTGCCGACGACCATGGCGCCGAGCACGAACCCGATGACTGCGCCGACGATGCAGCCGAACAGGTAGCCGCTGGTCACTTTTTCGCCGCCTTGGGCTTGAGCAGCTTGTCGTGGCGCTTCTTGAAGTTCGCGCCGCACCACGGACAGAAGTTGATGAGCAGCGGGCGCGACTGCGGCGTCTCTCGGTAGGCGGCGAACGTGCAGATCTTCCCAGTGGTGATGTCCAGGAAACTCTCGCGCGTGAGCCCCTTCGCGCGCACGCCCATGTTCATGATCGGAGCGTGTTTCTCGAAGGCGAAGCACCGCGTCTCGCCGTCGCACTTCTTCACCTTCACCAACTGCGCCATCTCGTTGCTTTTCACGCCCTCACCTCCTCGATTTCGACGGTGACCTCGACGCGGGCGGGGGTGCCCTTCTGCTGCGTCGGCTTGGTCCATGTGATGCGCGGATCGCCGTCGTGGCGCGTGCCACAGGAGACGAGTCCGCGGTGTTTCGTGCAGCCTCGGAACAGCAGATCCGCGATGCCGTCCCGCACCGGCTTGAGCGAGTACGGCAGCGTGTCCTCCGGGTCGAATGCGCGCTGCGGCGCCTCGTAGATCCGCGTGAGTTTCACCGTGACCCGCGCGCCTTCGTCAGTCGCCATTCGCGGCAGGGTTCCGCGGTGCGCGTAGAGGCTCGCCCACGCGGCGTTTCGCCACTGCTTCGCGTACCGCCGCTCCGCGCGCCAGTGCCGGTGGTTCTGGTGCGACGCGAGGGCGCCGGGGATGGTGAAGCGGGGCATGGCGGCCTCTACTCCGGCAGCAAGTCCTTGCACTTGATGTCCGGCCCCGCCGGATCCGCCTGCCACGGCAGTGCGTCGGCCATGTCCTTCGACAACTCGGCGCGCTTCGTGATCTCGCGAGGCCAGAACTCAGCGAGGCCGTTGTCCAACTCCTCGCGCGCGGACGACTCGGCGATCCGGAGCGCGGCGGCTTCGTCTGCGGCGTACACCGGCATCTCGAACGAGACGGTGACTCGGTAGAGCTTCATCGGGGGCTCCTTCAAAAGTCCGCGCCGGAGCGCGGTGGGGGGGGTCAGGCGGCGCGCTAATTCCCGCGCATCGCCACGTTGTTGCTGCCGGGCTTCACCATCGCGACCCACTCGAACGGCTCCTCGGCCGTGAGCGTAAGTCGGTCGGTGTAGTCCCCGTCCTCGTCGGTCGCAGCGACGTGCGCGACGGCCGTATGCCGGCCCTTCTTCACGACGTTGATGCGCCAGAACGCGCCGCCCGTGCCGCCGTAGCGAACGTGCAGCAGCGTGCCGTCCGACACCGCGACGTGAACGCCCTCGCCGTCCTCGTCGTCGCAGTCGATCGGCGGGTTGAACTCCTCGGTGATGGCGCCCTCGACTTCGAGCAGGTCGTCGCTGGCGCCGTAGAACTTCAACTCGTGCATCTGCCTCTCCTCTGCCCTCACGGGCTCACGGGGTTGTTCTCTCGGTAGCGCGCCCGGTCAGCGCGCCGCACTGCGTCACGTTCTGCGAGGGTCATCCGCGCGCGGCGGCGGCGCATGGACTCGCGGGCTTGCGCGTTCGCGATGCGGCGGCACGGCGGGCACCGGCTGTACTCGCTCGGGTTGTGGCGACCGCAGCGGGGGCAGGTCACTCGGGCGATCCGGTCAGGCGCGAGGTGAACTCCACGAGCGCGGCGCGCAGGTCGCGCATCGGCTGGATCACGCGGCACCCCTGCGTTTCGTCGAGCGCGGTGAAGCCGGCCGGCGTCGTCGCCCAGAACGCTGCGCGCTGCTCCTCGTCGAGCTTCGCGAGCGCGTCGTAGATCTCGGCGCGGATCGACTGCACCGTCTCGCGCGTCGGCGACGGGGCGGGTTCCGGCTGCGCCTCGGTCGGCGCCATCTCGACCGGCGCTGGCTCCGCCTGCTGCGGCGACTGCGCCTGCGGCGTGACGTCGATGGCCTCGTAGCCGCCAGCCGCGTCGGTAGCCTCCTCGATGGACGTGAAGCCCATGAGCGAGTCGGCGTAGGTGTCGCGCAGCGCGAAGGTGCGCGCGCGGATGAGGAGCATGCGCTTCGGGTACTGCGACCACGGCCCCGACTTGCCCCACAGGCCCGCGGCCTTCGCGTCGGCCTCGCTGAACGTGCGGACGCACCACGACTGGCCCTTGCGCTTCACCTCGCACTTCGCGATGAGCCCGTACTTGGTGTCGCTGGCGAAGTTTTCCTTGATGTCCTCCCACTCGGGGTTCGTGCGGCAGACGGCGAGGAGCGCGTCGCCCCACACGGACGGGCGCCCGTTGATCACCGCGATGCCGCGCAGCGCCGCCATCGGGCCCAAGCCGAGCTCGTAGCCCATCGCGATGGCGACAAAGACGTCCTCCGGCCTGCCGCGGAACTGCTGCGGCACGAGCGCGGAGCGCGCGAGCATGGTCGCGATCTGCATGGCCTCGCCGAAGTTGCGCGGGGAGAACGCGAAGCCGCTCGAGTCGCGCGTGGTGAGCGCGCCCTGCGTCGGCAGGGGGATGACAGCGGCGGGCGCCGGGGCGGCGACGGCGTGGCCGTTGCGCTCGGCGATGCGGGCGTGGGTCTGCTGCATGGTCATGACTGGGGTCCTCCCTTGTGGTTGGCGATGCTGAATCGGCGGTAGGGCTTGCCCTCGCGCCGGAACTGCTCGAAGACGTGCGGGTAGGCGGCACGCAGGGCCTCGACGTCGAAGCCCTCGCGGCCGGCGACGTTGCTCCACGTCACGCGCTTGCCGCCGACGATCCCGCGGCTGTGGTTGCCGAGGAGCAGGCAGAGGCGCTGCTTCGCTTCGTCGGCGCGCTTCTCGTGCTCCTTCGCGGCGGCGCTGGCAGTCTGATAGGTCTCGACGAGCGCGGCAGCGTCGGCGGGAAGCGCCACGGGCTCGTCATTCGTGGCGAGCGGGTGCATCGCCTTGACGGCCCGCGTGCTCGACTCGGTGCCGTCCGGCTCCGGCATCTCGCCGCCGATGATGTGCCGCTGCCACCACGCGCCAGCGACCTCCACGAGCGTCGCGATGAAGGCGTCGTCGCGCGGCATCGGCAGCGAGCGGACGGGCTCGCTCAGGCCGACCATCACGGCAAACCAGCCCATCTGCGCGCCGGTCAGCCAGAGGTACCACTGGAGTTGGATCGCGTAGTGCGCCGGGATGGTGCCGTCGCCGGCCTCGGTGCCGTCGCGCCCGAACTTCTTCGCGTGCCACACCTCAGCGGTCTTCGTCTCGAGCACGCCCACGAGGTGCGCGCCTTCGCGCACGATGAAGTCGGGCGAACCGCACGCCCACTCGCGCTCGGGGTGGCGGATGTGCGGCGCGCGCTCGACGCGGACGGCTTCGCGTTCGGCCCACTCGTCGGCGATGAGTTGCTCGAGTTGGAGCCCGCGCTTGAGGCGCGTCGTCTCGGGCGCGTCAACGGCCTGGCCGTGCTTCTCGAGCCACACCATCATCGGCGACTTCCACGGCGACTCGCCGAGGATCGCGGCGACGTCGGTTCCGCCGAGGCCGAGGCGGCGCGACGCGGCCCATGCTTCGCGGTCGAGTTCCGCGCTCACCGCTTCGCCTCCCGCCGAGCGATCTCCCGCGCGATGATGGCGGCGCAGCGGACCTTGCCGAGGGAGATCGCGACCGCGAGGGATGCGCGCAGGCGGGCGAGGTCGGAGGTCATGGGGCGTCCCTCTTGTTGTTGATGACGATGAGCGGGCCGAAGTTCGTCGCGGCGATGATCCCGGCGTTGACGGCCCACGCGGCAAGGAGCCACGCCGACCACCAGTGCTCGTTAAGCAGGTCGGCGAAGGTCACGCCCGCCCCTCCCGCGCATCGTTCAGCGCGACCATCGCGGCCTCGACGGCATCGGCGTAGAGCGACGCGGCACCCTCGGCCTCGAGCCGGCGCTTCGTGATGGAGCGGAGCAGGTCCTGCGCCTCGTGCTCCTGGCGCTTGAGGTCGCGGACCTCGGCCTCGACGAGGCGGCAGGCGTCGCGCGCGTTCGCCAGCCGCAGCTCGGCCATCGCGATCGGGTCGGGGCGCACGGGCTCGTAGCGGGTGTCGGTGTGCAGGCTCATCAGACGTCTCCCTCGTCGCGGCAGAGCAGGTCCGCGAGGTCGGCGATGTTGAGGTGGTGGGCGACGACGGGGCGGTCGAGGGCGGGGACGGTCTCAATGCTCTGGTGCAGGCTCTCGCTCGCGGGGTAGCGGACACACCCGCCGTCCGTGCTCAGGAACGGCGTCCCGTAGAAGCGCACGTCCGTCGCCATCGCGGTCGCTACGGTGCCGTCACGCCGCGCCGCGCACCCGAGCGAGTGCGACGTGCCGTAGCGCTCCATCTGCGCGCACCGCGGGTTGCCCGACCCGCAGCCGAGGTCACGGGTGCGCTCGTCGCACTCCGCGCAGATGAGACGGTCGCCGTCGCCGGTCAGCGGATCGCCGGGGTAGATCGGCTTGTGGCAGGCGCCGCATTCGAGCGCGGCCTTGACGGGCGCCTCCGCCTCCTCCGCGAGGGCGAGGATGCGGATGACCGAGGCGTGGCCTGCGAACAGTTCCGACACGCCTGCTTCGTGACGACACGCCAGCGCACGCCGAACCGCCGGGTGCTGGAGCGCGGTAACTACGAACCGCGAAGAACCGCCTTGGACACACACGAACACCGCCCCGACCAGCGCCTCGCCGAAGCGCTCGATCGCCTCCGCGACGGTGCCTTCCCACCCCACCATCTCCTCCCGCCTCGCGCTCTCCTCCGCGCGCTGGCGGACGCTCTGTTGCTCGCTCATCTCAGGCTCCTTCGCGGATGGCGGCGGCGACACTCCGCAGCATCTCCACCGCGCGGCTGTTGTCGTCCGCGGCCATCCAGTCCCCGTCAGCGCGGCGCATGGCGACACGGCGCTCGCCCTCGTCTACGAAGGCGTCTACCGCCCTCGCGCACCGCTCCCTCTCCGCGCGCACCGCCTCGGCGATGCGGGCGTCGGCTTCACGCGCGAGGCGGTTGCAGAGTTCCGGCACCCACGACCAGTCACGGCAGAGCAGTTGGTCTTCGGGTTCGCCGCCGTCGCTGCCTACCTCGGTCGGCGGGGTTGTGGACGTGTCGAAGAGGACGCTGCGGTAGCGGCCCCACGTTTCCTCGCGCGGCAACCATCCGCGCTCCATCGCCTCGCCCTCGTCGACCACGACGAAGCGCACCGCCTCCCGCAGCGCCGTCATGCGGGCACCAGCGCGGCCTTGAAGGCGGCGAGGAGGCGGCGGGGATGGAACACGCCTTCGTTGATGGCAATGCCGTAGCTCTCATAGTCGGCGACCTGTCGTGCCGCGCCGTCGAAGTCGTTGATGAGCGGCGGTGAGGCGGACCACTCGCAGCCGGGGTAGCCATTGGGGGCGATCGTGAACTTGACGCCTGCCGCACGGGCAGCGCAGGCCCACGGTCAGAGCCGGCGTGCTTGGCCCTTTGGTCCGAGCACTCGCACGTCCCTCGCGAACCCCATCCGCCCCGCCTTCACGTCCTCGCGCATCGCCTCGACGACGTGCGGCGGGAGCTTCGGCAGCAGCGCGGCGACGAAGCGTTCTTCGAGGGTCATGCGGGCACCTTGCGGGCGGCGAGCATGTCCTTGTGGACCCGACGCGCGCCCTTGCGAACCCACGTGGCGAGGGTTTCCGGGGTGCCTCCGCGCAGCAGATGGTCACCGGTGATGAAGGCTTGGAGCACGGTCACCAGAACGTCGGCGCAGACGCCGTCAGCGTTGGCAGCCCGCACCATGGCGATCAGGTGACGATGCGCGACCTCGCCCTGGCCCGGGTGCGTGGCGTCGACGGTGTCGTTGTAGAACGGCGTCGTCGGCATCACCCCTCCTCCGTGCTGGCGGGAAGCGCCCCCGAGACGAGCTGCGAGACGGCGTGGCCGGGGATGGTGAGGCCGGCGTCGGCGGGGTCCGTCGTGAACAGCAGCAGCGCGCCACGGAGGCGCAGCGGGTGGGCGTTGGTGTCGAGCGCGAGCGCACTCGGCGGCGGGCGGAACCACGAGCGGATGTAGCGGAGCAAGGTGTGCATTGGTGTCTCTCCCCTGTGCGGCTGTGACTACGCAGTCGCGGTCGGGCGCCGCTCACCCGCCGCGAAACCTGTGGTGGTCGTGCCGGCGACGAAGGCGCGGGCGGGGGTCACGAGGCCACCTCCGCCGCCGCCTTGCGCGCGGCGCACCGCATGACCATCGCGAGGCCGCCGAGACTGCGGCGGACGCGCCGGAGTTCCTCGACGGCGGGGATGTTTGCGCGGCACGCAGCGCACCAGCGGTCGGGCGGCAGGGGCGCGTCTTCCGGGTAACCGCCCCACCCCGTCGTGACGATCATCGCCCGCGAGCAGTAGACGCCACCATCATTCGCGGGCTCGGCCGGCGTCGTGCGCTCGGGGTTTCCGATATCGTCGTGGCCGATGAGGTATGCGACGCGCTCGCAGCGCCGCATCGACCGCACGAGAACGCGCTCACGATCCTTCGCCGCGCAGTACCGGGCAGCGGCGCGGTGGAGCGCGGTGCTCACTTGCCCACCTCGTTGCCGTGCTCGTCGCGGATGAGGCGGTACGACTCGCGGATGTCAGCGAAGTCGAAGGTGCGATGCGCGCCGAGCTCGGTGCGGACGATCGCGTACTCAGCCGGATCGGTGGACGTGATACGCAGGCGCTCGGGACCGACCGTATCCGGCAACGCCTCCCACACCTGCCCCGCCTTGACCTCGACGTCAGACATGGGACACCTCCGAAGGCGTGGCGCCGCTCGCGGGCGGCGAAAGGAGTGGTGTCGCGACGAGCAAGCCGTAGAGGTTGCCGCCGTCGATGAGCCCGCGCGCCCACGCCTCGACCAGCGCCACCGCCTCCGGCGACGCCCCGTTCTCGTGGATGAACAGCGTGCCGTCGCGGTTCACCTCGACGCGCACGATCACCTCGTCGTCGTCGTGCGTGACGCCGCGCTCCAGCGCGAAGCTGGGGGAGAGGGCGGGGGTGGTCATGAGTCGAACCCCATGAGCACGCGCACGCCGTCGTTGCCGCCACTCTCCGCGGCGAGGGGCGCGAGCGTGTCGAGCCATCGGCGGAAGTCGCAGGCGATGAGCGGCTTCCACTCCCACGTTGCGCGGACATAGAGAGACGGCGCGGCGCGATCGTGGATGCACATCGCCGCGAACTCCTCGGAGGTCACGATGCGAACGTGATAGCCGCCTACGCCGCGACACCA